CAATGCCACCTATAAACACATTATTAGAACCAGCAACAATCGTCTGAGGTAGATGCGGAGCTGGACCATGACCAGCAACACCATCACCATCTACGATAACTAATTCTCCATTTGCATACACCGTCGATTGACTTGGAATCAAGTCACCGCCAGCTACATCGATGTCTCTTGCTATACCAGGCATTAGTTCAGATCAATCCTTGCTGCGTTAACGTCAATGTTACCAACAACGTTATCTGTTAAATTACCATCAATATTATTTGTCATATTAGATGGTGTCTCTACAATAATATTTCCAGATGCAGTAACATTTAATTGTCCATTAGTTGTTAATGCATAGTTACCATTTGAAAATTCTGATGTATCACCAATAACGATACGACCATAATTTCCATTGACTGTTAAATCATCATCAATACCAACTGTGGTATTTCTACTTTGACCAACAATTCTTGTTTCATTTTGTCCAACTCTTTGAATAGAATTTTCTGCAATATTACCAGAATATGATTGATCGATTTCAATATTATCGTTAAGTGAAATTTTTGTTTGTCTGGATCCACGAACTACTTCGGTTTTATTTCCATTCACTTCAAGGTGATAATTTCCCTTGACTAAAGTTCTTAAATTACCATCTATAGTAAGATTAGCATTTCCAACAATGTAAATGTTGTCAGAACCAAGAACCACATGGTAATTGTTACCAATAATAGTTTCAGTTTTTGATCCGTCTTGTTGTATTTCATAGGCTGTTCCTGATGTGTGGAACTGAGAGATACGTTCATTACCTGGCGTATCATCAATTTCGAATACATGACCGGATTCAGTTTCCTTTACTTTATTATACGGATATACTGGTGGAGTGTCACTTTGGACACTTGGTGAACTCCATGTAGGACGTTCGTAATATGAATCTGCTTCATCAACCGCTACTGATGATACCTTAGGTGGTACTGCACATTCAACGTCATCTACTCTTGTATCTACTTTTGTAATATAAGATCCGTGTTCCTTATATGTAGAAGGCATTGCAGAATATGGTGTGTCTGGTTCGTTGACTCGAACTGGATTCACGGCATTTGGATCTGAAAAACCTTTAAGCGGATCCGCAGGTGATGTAATACCTGGGATTGTTCCCATAACTAATGGTTGTTGTTTTGATTCTCCATCCATATAGAAACCGACAACCCAACTACCCTGGAGTATGCCTGTCGGAGAATCACCCACACCAGCCAAAGATGCTGATGTTGCTGGCATCATAACTTGTGCCCATGGCAATGATGCTACCGGAATTTTATTTCTATCTGCTGTATGATCGCCAAAGATACGAACACGTACACGACCAACCTGCTCTGGATCATCACGGTCTTCTACAACACCGATCCACCATTGCATATTACCCAATGTATCATTAAACTGCTTCATCGTGATCTGCTCCCATAGTATCTCTTGCAACGTCCATAATTAATTGATAATTGTCATTGTTACTGAATTGATGTCTTAGAGAAGTGATAATATGTTTACCACTTCTACGAACATCTTTGACGTCGCCTTTTTCATTTTCTGTCATTACAGCATTTTTATTTACTTCTACACCAACTGCACTGCCAACTTCTAAATCCATTCTGCCTGGCACACCCATTCTGTATCGATAATTATTTAACGTATTTAAATATGAGTGTAGGTGTGGAGATGAGTTGAATACATCACCATTATAATCGTAATGTGAATCACCAAAAGATAAACCAGAATGTACAAAATTTGTTTGTCTTGTTGTTGGTTGTTCGTATACTGATTTTTCACCAATTAAAAATTTATCTGACAGTACTTTACTTTTTGCAACTCTTGGTTGTCTATCAAAATTTTCATTATAATTGTAATCAAATATTTTATAATTTTTATTCATGGTGTCAATTAACTGAGTACGAGATGCATAAGCACCATTATTTACTAGCTCAGTCATTGGTGCTAATTCTAATTGTCTGAACAGAAATGCAGTACGTGCATATTCCATATAGTTAGAAAAAGTACCGGCCTGAATTTGTGCTTCAGTTTTATTTGCTTTCTTTTCTTTATACGAGAAAGTCTCTGTTGATTCTTTTCCAAATATAGATTCTAATGATCTGAATTGTACACCATTATAGAATGTATTATAACAAACAAATGGTACATTATTTTCGTTATAGGCACGACGAGTTAACCAACGAATTGCTCTATATGGATTCCAATTAGGTATTACGAACTTATAGTTACCTGATGTTTGTTCTACTTCGATATCAATCTTAAGATAGTCTTCGGCAATACGCTTTACAATATCAGATACAGATCCTTCATATGATTCAGATACTAATGATACTGCATTATAATAATATGCTTCTTCGATAAGATTTAATTTATATTCTAGTGTATAATCATTGACATTACGAATATCAGCAACGTCTGTAGTATAGAATGAAAATGTTTTTGTTTCATCGCCACGAATAATAGTACCACTAATTTTCTCCTGGCCTACAATAGGTAAAGAAGAAAATAATGACGTTGCGTCGAGAATAAGCATGTCTCCACGCAATATTGGTGTGTATATCGATTCATAGACGTTGAATTCAGCAATCAGGTCATCGATCTTTAATCTCTTACCTGTACTTGTCTCAATGTAAACGTCTTTGACTTCAACGTCAGATGGCGTTAAAAGTTCAGCCATTTAATGATTCCCTAAACTGTGACACAACTTGATCCACAAATTCTGGACGAATGACACGAATTTCTCTTTTGTCTTCGTTCAATTGAAAGTCATAATCAGCATAAGTTACGATCGCAGCACTAGGTTCAGATCTTGGTACCCAGTTACCATCACCATCTTCATAGTGATGAGCAGCATCTTTAAATGATCCAACACCAGAAATAGTAATAAAGTCTAATGATGTTAAACCACGAACAATCTCGTTCGATTGGAAAGTACCGACTCTATCTTTAATTTCTATCCAACCCATTGAAGTATTCTTTGAAACAATTGTAGCTCTTGCACCAGAAATCAAACCCTGTACAGTTTCACCTGCTTCAAACTTATCAAAGAAGTCGTATGTGTCGATACCAATATATTCTGTCTTGTATGTTTCTTGTAGATACTCATCAAATTTTTGACGCGATCTAGGCCAATCAGTATAATAATTTTTAAGATTTGTGTTGACCAGGAAAAACGTCCAGTAATAATCTACTGTATTATATAATGATTGTGATACATGGTCTGGTCTTTCACCATCTTGAATAGTATAATAACGATAGAATGTAATATCATCTTCTACGCTACTTACAACTTTTGAAATACGAAATAAATCTACGGCCTGACGAAACTGTTTATTATCATCTAGGTCGTAATCTAATTTTGGAAAGTATCTAAAATATTTCATTAGAATCCAGCCTCCACATCTTCAGACGTAATAACCTCTGTTTCCTGGAAGCTTAGTGTTAAATCTACTTCATGAGGATTACCATCTTCAAAAAATATTGGTTGAGTAGCATTATAGTTAGTGTTGATAGCAGTCAAATACATATCTTGGAATTTAATCATATTGACATCACCACCTTCTAGGTTAACAAAACCAACTCTGAATAATTTTGGGAATACAAAAAAGTTTGCTTTAGTTAATTTTGGATAAGCATTTGCTCTTAATACTTTAACCATCTCATAAATTTCTTTTGCTTCATCAGCATTTGAAGGCATTAACTTATATGTAAGTGCTAGCTGTCTTAGAACTGGACCTTTGAACAACATTTGTGTTCTTGGGTTTAATACTTCACCACTTTTCAATAACGCCTGTGTTGCAACACCTGAACCAACACCACCTTGTGCAACCTTACTTAGTGCTGCGGTTTTCATATCTCCCGTTGCCATACCTTCTTTTGATTCAATGGCACCAGCGATAATACCTAATGTTGTATTTAGATCCACGTTTTCGTATGTCAAACCGTCATTGACCTGAATCGCAGCAGGCATGTATAAATATATTTGATGTAATGCTTCATCAACTGAACGGACACCAATTACTGAGTCTGATGCATTAAATTCGTTTTCTCTTTTGTGAATTGAGATACGAGTCCAGTTCTGATGCTCTGTTGTATTCTTCGGAAATCGGTATTGAGCCATAAAATTATCACACTATTATTGAAATGTTCTAAAGTTATTTATATGAGTTACAAGGGTAAGTTTAAGCCAAAAAACATAAAGAAATACAAAGGTGATCCAACAAAGATTATATACAGATCTCTGTGGGAACGCAATACTTTTCGTTGGCTGGACCAAAGAGATGATATCGTTGAATGGAATAGCGAAGAAGTAGTTATACCATATCGTTGCAAAACAGATAATAGAGTACACAGATACTTTGTGGATCTGTATTTTAAAACAGCAAATGGTAAAAAATATCTCATTGAGATTAAACCAAAAAGTCAATGTTCACCCCCAAAACAACCAGCTCGTAAGACAAAACGATATCTAAATGAGGTCATGACATATATTAAGAATCAATCTAAATGGGAAGCAGCCAAAGCATTCTCATTGGATCGTGGATATAAATTCGAAATATGGCATGAAGACACTTTACGCTCACTTGGTATCAAAGTACTTAAAGGATAGGTATAAATAAGAGTATGGCAGATTCATTATTCAATACATTACAGGCACAAGCTTATAAGGCAGGTGTTACGCCGAGAACAAAAGATTCTCAGATGTGGTTTCGTAAGAAGCTGATGAACATGCGTAATATCAATAGACAAAAGCTTTTAAGAGATAGTGCTGTTGAAAAGGTACAACGTCCAAGAATGGGCGATATGTACATGTTCTATTATGATGCAAAACATAAAGACACATTGCCGTATTACGATCAGTTTCCACTGATTATTATGGTAGAGAAAGCACCAAAAGGTTTCTATGGAATTAACGTACATTACCTTCCATTACCCCTTCGTGCAAAATTCTTTGATGCTTTATTGGCAACTGCTACAGACGACAAGTATGATGAAGGTACTCGTTTGAGAACAAGATATAGAATGATTAAAAATGTACAAAAATTAAGATATTTTAAACCATGCTTTAAACATTATCTAACCAGTCAGGTTGATTCACGTATTGTAAAGATACAACCAACTGAGTGGGAAGTTGCGATGTTCATGCCTGTACAGAGATTCAAGGGTGCAACAGCAACTCAAGTATGGAAAGATAGTAAGGCAATGATCTAATATGGCTAATTTCGACTCTAGTATAGACACATTTAAATCGACACTTGGTCGTAGAACAGGTTTTGCAAAGGCAAACCGTTTTGCTGTCTATATGAATCTACCACTGATCTCAGTAAATCCAGGTACTATTCTAACTAATATTATTTCTGGTAACACAAATCCGTTACAGATCTTCAATGATCCACGTGATATTTCGTTACTATGTGAAGTTGCTTCTCTACCTGGTAGAACAATTAATACTGCTGATTATCAAACAAATATGAAAGTTCGTAAGATGCCACAAGGTTATCTTAACGATGATGTATCATTCACATTCTTATTGACTGGTGATATGTACATTAAAAATACTTTCACACAATGGCAAGATTCCATTGTGAATACAGAAAATAAGACAGCAAAATATAAGGACGACTTTACATCTACTGTTATTATTCAACAGCTAAATGATAATAACGACCCGGCTTATACATGTCGTCTTTTAAAGGCTTATCCGGTATCGATCTCACAAATCGATCTTGGTAATACGAACGAGAATACTATTTCTCGTGTGACAGTCACATTCGCATATGATGATTGGGATGAACAAAATCTCGGTGGTGCATTACTTGGAGGCGCACAGAGATTGCTTAGTAAATTTCTATAATGGAGTAAATAATGGCTTTACCTACGCTGAATACAGCAAAGTATGAATTGACACTACCGTCTAACGGTAAAAAAATTGAGTACAGACCTTTCCTAATGAAAGAAGAAAAGGTACTATTAATGGCCGTTGAGTCTAATGATATTGCTGCTATTTCAAAAGCAACAAGAGATTTAGTCGAAGCGTGTACATTTAAAAAAGTGAATATTAAAGATCTGGCATTTTTTGATCTAGAATATTTGTTTTTACAACTGAGATCTAAGTCCGTTGGTGAATCAGCAGGATTTAAATTAAAGTGTAAAGAGTGCGAAGCA